CCCAGTGCCTGGAAGGATGGAACGAATTGATCTGGGACAGGACTTTCTGGCGATCGTGGATTTTGCGCACACGCCTAATGCCATCCAGCAGGCCTTACTGACCGCCCGTGAATTGACGGACGGCAAGGTGATCGCTGTATTCGGTTCAGCTGGCTTGCGGGATGTGGAAAAGCGCAAGCTGATGCCCGAGATCGCTGTGCGGCTTGCGGATGAATGTATCCTTACCGCTGAGGATCCCAGAACCGAATCTTTGGATGCTATCCTGGCAGATATGAAACAAGGCGCTGAAAAAGGGGGAGGGAAAGAGGGCGTTGACTTCTGTAAGTCTGACAAGAGCCCAGGTAGCAGGATAAACGGGCTCGGCGTCGTAAGACGGTTACTACAAAATGTCATAGACTCACCCAATGAGTTACCTGGTATATACATATCAGACAGGTGCCCAAGGCTTATAACACATGTCTCTGCATTGGTTCTGGATAGCAAGTCCGGTGAGGACGTCGACACCACGCAGCCAGATCATGACTGGGACACCTTGAGATATATCGCGCTTTTCAAGAATAATATAGCCGGATCGGTACCGCTGGAGGGATTATGACATATAAAGATATAAGCGCAAACCACTATCTTTACGATAAATACGCTAAGCAGTGGGAAAGAATTTCGGATGTCCTTGAAGGTTCCGACGCTGTTAAGGACAAAGGCACCACGTACTTGCCTTTGTTGACCGAGCAGACAGACGATGAGTACGCATCGTATAAGGCTCGTGCGACGTTCTTCAATATGGCGTCCAGGGTATTCGAGTCGAATATTGGTATGTTGACCAGACGCACGCCCAAGATCGACTTCCCTGGCGCTATGGCAGTGTACAACAAAGACGACGTGTCGTTCACTTCGTTTTACGAGTTATTCGTGAGCATCGCCAGGTCACTTCTCGCGTACGGACGGACCGGTGTGTTGATAGACATTCGCAATGATACTCCGGTGCCTGTCACAGTAAAGACCGAAAACATCATCCACTGGTTGAAGGACAAAGATACTGACGAGCTCACCTCAGTAACTATGGTAGAGACCAAGTATCTCGACGGTGTGACCGAAACCGAATACTTGTATCACCTTCGTATCAATGAAGAAGGCGTGTACGAGGTTCAGAAGTACATAGACGGTTCTCCTGAAGGAGCGCCTGTCGTCCCTACGTACAAAGGTATCGCGCTATCTTTCATCCCTCTGGTTTGTGGTAACACCAAGGGAATCGACATCGAGCCTGTCAAGTCACCTATGATCGACATAGTCGACGTTAACCTTAGTCACTACCGGACTTCGGCCGACTACGAGCACGGTCTGCACTTCGTCGCTCTGCCTACGCCAGTATTCTCCGGCACCACGTTCAAGACCGGTGAGTCGGCGTCGCTCGGTTCGTCTAAAGGCATCGTGTTACCTGACAAGGACGCAAAGGCCTACTACCTCGAGTTTCAAGGTCAAGGTCTCACCTCCTTGCAGAGAGCGCTTTCCGACAAGCAGTCGCAGATAGCGCTGTTCTCTGCTCGCCTTCAGGACACAAACACTAAAGGTTCCGAGGCGGAGAACACTGTCAGGCTTCGTTACTCTGCCGACAGTGCTACGCTGTCTAACATCGCCCTGTCTACGGAGCTCGTGTTGAAGAAAGTGTACGAGTCCATTGGCACGTGGTTGGGCACTGCGGACGTTGTCTCTGTCGAGCTGAACAAGGATTTCCTTGGTACCAAGCTGACTCCCAACGAACTCAAGGAGCTGTCTAAATCTCTGGTGGACGGTGCCATCGACTTCGACACGTTCCTGTACAACATGGAAAAAGGTGAGATGCTCGACCCAAATAGAAAGTCGCAACCTAAGTTTCGCCTGATCGAAGAGCCGCCATCTAGTGAAGGCGATCAAACAACCAACTGAGGAGGTAAGTTATGCCGTTCGATGCCAGTAAGTACGCAGATGACCCCGCTTTCGTGTCTTTCATTGAGAGCAAGACCAAAGAAGCCGCTACGGCAGCCGCTGACGCCGCCGTAACCGAGCTTAAGACGAAGAACGCAGAGATTCTTGACGAGAAGAAAAAACTCCAGGGTCTCATGGCCAAGTTCGACGGTCTGGACGTCGACAAAGCCAAGAAGGCGATGGACTTCATCGAGAAGAACGAGACCGCACGTCTCATCGCCGAAGGCAAGTCCGACGAGGTTATCGAGCAACTGACGGAAAAACTTCGTCTGAAACACCAGGAACAGCTCGACGAGCTCACCAAGAAGCTCAGCGACTCTGAGTCCACCGCTACCACCTTCCGTTCACGCTACGAGCAGAAGATGGTAGACGACGCTATTCGCGCCGCCGCCTCCAAGGCCGGCATCCTGCCTGAAGCCGTCGAGGACGTCCTTCTTCGCGCACGCTCCACCTTCTCTTTTGGTGAAGACGGAGCCATCGAAGCTCGCGACGATAAAGGTAACTTAGTGAAGCACGAAGATAAGCTTCTCACTCCGGAAATATGGGTGACCAACCTGCCTCGTCATTACTGGCCGGCATCTGCTGGTTCCGGGTTCGAAGGTAAGGACGTGTCGAAGATCGACGCTCAGCTCGATAGCGCCGCCAAATCCGGTGACATGAAGAAGTATCGTGCACTCCGCAAACGCCAAAAATCTGGGTCTGATTCCTAGCTGGGATTTTTGTACATAGATTCATTTTTTAGTTTACAAGGATAATCAAACGTAGTAAGATATCCTCAAGAATAAAAAAATAACGACATCGCCTGAGGGGTGTCGACGACCAAGTGCCTGGGGGCTTGAGTTAACGAGAGTTAATTCAAGCCCCTATTTTTATCATGATAACAAGGAGTTAGACATGTCTAATGTGTTTAAGAAAGTCGATATGTTGGGGTCTGAAGCCCTTATGCACCTGGAAGACGCCCTTGTCTTGGCCAATCTGTGCATGAAGGACGTATCTTCAGATTTCAACCAGAAGCCTGCCGGCTATGCCGTCGGTGATACTATTCGCTTTAAAACCCGTCCGATGTACGAAGCCAAGGAGTTTACGTCCACCATCGAAACTCAAGGTGTTCGTGAAACCAACCGCTCCTTGCTGATCGAGAAACACTTCGACGTTTCCATCGAGCTGACCGCCAAGGAATTGGCTCTCGACTTCGAAAGTTTCTCCGATCAGGTCATCAAGCCTTCAGCTTACGCCCTGGCTCAGAAGGTTGACGTATACCTCGGGACCAAAATTCTCCAAGCCCAGGGATTGTCCGTCGCCACTTCCATTCTGAGCGACGCAGCGGGCATGGCTATTGCTCGTAAGGACGCCAACTACCAACAGTTGAATCCTATCGGCCGTTTCGGCGTGGTTGACCCGACTCTGGAAGCACGTCTCTTGGGCGCGTCTTACTTCAATACCGCATCCACCCGCGGTTCTGACGCCGAACGCACGATGCGTGAAGGTGAGATGGGTCGCGCAATGGGTATCGACTGGTTCGGTAGTCAGAGCTTCCCGGAAGCTGCTCACACCTCGAATTCTGGTTCTACCACTGTCGACAGCACAGTAGCCACTAACAACCTGGTTGGAACCACCACTCTGGTTGTCGATGCAGTAACTACTGGCTTTACCGCTGGTGACCGTCTGAGGATCGCCGGCTGTCGTCGCCCGGTAATCGTGGCATCTAATGTATCTGCCGCCGCTACCTCCATCCCTATTACTAACCCTCTCACTGAGATTGTTACTGACGGCGCGGCAGTCACCGTAATCGGTTCTGGCGAAACCCAGACTATCCGCGGTGCCATCTTCGACATGGACTCGATCGCAGCCGCCTTCCCAATCCTTGACCTTCCTGAAGACAAAGCGGCAGCAGTAACCTCCGACGGCGGTGTATCTATCCGTATCGTCAAAGGTTACGACCTCTCGTCCAAAAAGACCACTATGTCTCTTGACTTGCTGGTCGGTGCCTTCGCTCTCGATCCCCGCCGTATCACCCTGCTGGGCGACAGCGCTTAATCGTTAGTTTGAAGTTGACAAAGCCCGACCTTAAGGTCGGGCTTTACTAAGAGGAGAAAACGATGATTCCTATGTATAATAAAAAAGGCAAAAAGGTTTTTTGTGATATCGAGCAGCTTCCGATTTTGAAAAAAGCCGGCTACACGACCACTGCACCCACCAAGGTCGATGAAGAACCCACTAAGGTCACTAAAGAACCCACTAAGGTCGCTGATGTACCTAAGGTCGCTGATGTACCTAAGGTCGCTGATGTACCTAAGGTCGCTGATGCACCTAAGGTCGCTGATGTACCTAAGGTCGAGGCCAAAAAGGCTACGGCCAAATAAGTTGTGAGGGTTCACCATGGCATTTGAAATTGACGCCACGCCAGGCGGTTCTTCCAGTAACTGTTACTGTACTCTCGCGGAAGCGGACGCCTACCACGAGACTCGTTTGGACAACGACGCTTGGAATGCAGCCACCGATCTTAGCAAGTCCTCCTCACTGGTGTGGGCTACCAGAATTCTAGATCGGCTGCAATGGTTAGGCGAGATAAGTACGGATTCACAGGCCCTTCGCTGGCCTCGTACTGGTGTATATGACCAGGACGATCGTGCCGTCTCTGGCGTGCCGTCTTTTTTGAAGGATGCAACCTCAGAGCTAGCGTTTAAGCTCATAAGCGACGGCGGCGCTTCGAGTGACCGGCTTGTTGAGAAGCTCAAGGTCGGACCTATATCGCTTGACTTTGGGGATACAGTCCAAAGTAATGGTGACCTCCCTGATGAAGTCATCGCCATGGTGGGCCCTTACATTAGGGGCAGTAGTAAATCAGTTTGTATCGTGAGGGGCTAGTGAGTGTTCTACAAGGAATAAGAAGCAGTGTAAAGGACGCGTTCAGTACCCTCAAGTCGATGGGTCTGTGTAGACAAGTTGTCTACAAGGTTTTCGTTGAAGGTTCGTACAATGCCACTACAGGTGAGAGAGCGTCCTCGTACTCCCAAATTGATATCAGCGCAATCATAACTGAATTTACTGATCAAGAGGTGAAGGCAGGCATTGCGACCAGACGGGACAGACGGGTACTAATCTTGGCCGAAAATCTTTCAGGTTACTCCATAAGTGAGCAGGATGCTATAAACTTTGACGGTAAGGACTGGAACTTGTTTAAATCTGAAAAAGACCCTACGTCCACAGTCTTTGAGTTTTTCGCTAAAGGGTGAGCAATGAGGGATGATATTCGTAAATTCGAGTCAGACCTTACGGCTTTCGCCAAAGCTTTGGATATCACTGTAGCCAAGTCTGTGGAAAAAATAGCAGAGGCACTACTAGAAAAAATTGTAGGTAACACACCTAACCATACAGGACGTGCTCAAGGTAACTGGAACGTATCGATCAATACACTTGACACATCCATTGATACAAAGATATCTGGTTCCACGGAGGAAATGCTCGCGCTAGTTAGGAGTAGATTCGCCAGGGTCAAAGGGCAAATTAGGGCTAGTGACATAGTATACATAACCAACTCTTTGTACTATGTTATGTACCTCGAACACGGCACAAATAAGATGAGGCCCTTCGCAATGGTCTCTAGGTCCATAGAAGAGGTTAAGACCTTTGTTATAAAATCTCTAGCATCTACGGCTACACGATGAATCTTTATGTGCTAAGACAAACCCCTGCGGACCTTCACGAGGGAATATCTGTGTCAGTACGTGTGTCAGGTACAAGTGATCTGGCAAGTATTTTTGGGCAGGATAACGAAGCCATGTCGAACCCTTTTGTCACGGGTGAGGGCGGCCATATATTTTTTAAAGGCCCGAGTGTTGTTGACATAGTATTTGGGGGTCAAGGCACAGCGGAGGACGACGCATGGAATGGCGGAGACTCTTTTATCATAGAGGACGTGGCATTTATATCACCGGATTATCCGCAAGAGTCCCAAGTAGTGAGCGGTATCACTTACGCCAATACTACTATGTCAGGCAATTTAGGCGCGGCCACAGGTGACGGGTTTGAAAGCGTTAGGCAGGCAGTAGAAGGCTGGTTTTTAGCCTTGTGGGCAAGCAGGACTCCAATTCGTTTTTCGAATGTTGAAGGTGATGGTGATGGAGGGGATAGTGACCCTGATACCTATGTTGCTCTGATAATCAATGACGCAGAAGGCAAAGCTATCGCGATAGGCCCAGACCCAGTAACCCTCCACACGGGAGTGATACAGGTCCTGATAATCACAAGGAAAAATCTAGGCACATCTAATATTCGAGTATTGGCAGACAGTGTGTACGATATATTCAACTGCAAGCAAATCTCGAGTGTTAGATGCAGTGTCCCATATAAGGCCGCTGAGTTCAGTTACGACGATAAGTACCAAATAACGATGAACATACCGTTTAAAAGGTATAAGTGAAGGGGTTAAATAATGACTATTAACGCCGCGAAAAGTGATCTGCAGAGACTTCTATTTGTCGAGGAAACCGCGTGGGGTGAAACGCCAGCCTCGGCACTCACATACCTACGACACACTGGCGAAAGTCTGACTGAAGAACGCCAAAATGAGGAGTCCAAGGAGTTTACTGGAGATAGAGGTGTGTCTGACATCTTCCGAACGAGTGTCGAAGCTAAGGGGGATATCAACTTTGAGATGCTCTATGGTGCCTTTGATGACTTACTGGCTGGGTGCCTGTGTTCTAACTGGTCAGCGGACCTTGGTATTTCTGGCGATGATATATCGTGTACGGCCAGTGATAATTCGATAAACTCTGTCACTACTGATCTCTCAGGTGTCACGGCTGGTCAGTGGGTGAAAGTATCCGGTTTTACTACAAACGGTGGGACTTTATTCGGCAGGGTGACGTCAGTGTCATCCACCAAGCTTGTCGTCGCGGGCGTCACTTTGGTTGACGAATCAGCCGGCGCTATAGTTGATATCTATGGGTCTTTGGTTCGTACTGGGACTGTTGAGAAGTCTTTTTCGATCGAGAAAAACTTTACTGATATCGATAAAGTTCTAGCGTACAGAGGAATGAAAGTCTCGGGATTTAGTGTCAGCATGGCCCCAGGAGCTATTGCCAATGGGTCATTCAGCTTCATGGGTAAGAGCGAGGTCAATGTAGTGGGTACCATAGGTACAGGTTCCCCAATTGCTGCTCCTACCACAAAGCCTATGACCGCTGTTGATAATATTTCGACGATTTTCGAAGACGATCAGGCCGTCTCTGATACATTCTTTACGGAGTTTTCGCTTTCGATCAATCCAGGCACTAGGACTTTGCAAGCACTGGCTCACTATGGTGCTGTAGGCGCACTGAGTGGCAAAGAGAGGATCACAGGTAAGTTTAGTCTGTACTTCGTTAATTTTAGCCAGTACGAGAAATATAAAAACCAGACTGAATACAGTTTGTCTATACGTATGACAGACGAGGATGGTAATAATCTCATCATTACCATCCCCAGAACTCAGACTACGAGTGCTGAGATTGTCGCCGGCGGTGTAGACACGGATGTTGTTGCGAAATTCGATTTTCAAGCCCTTAGAGTGACCGACGGTGGTCACAATATTCAACTGGATAGATTTAGCGTATAATCATAGTGGAGGCACACAGTGGACTTAGAAAAATTTGGTATTGATTCATGTAAATCCGAAGGTGTTTGGGTTGATATAGATGAAACCACGTCATTGAAAATTGGTATGGCTGGTGGACTTACTCACAAAAAGATTTCTCGAGAACTCTTGAAAAACAACAGAAGAGCATTGAGGTCTCTACGACAGGGCGATCGTATTGAGGAACTTGAGAAGATCGAAACCATGTCGCTGGCCAAGGCTGTTCTTCTTGGTTGGAAAGGTCTAAAGATCAAAGGCGAGGAGATACCGTACTCCACTGAAAAAGCCTTTGAGATACTTAGTGACCCTAAGTATGTCGTATTTAGAACTATGGTTGAAGAGATTAGTGCAGATAATTCGAACTTCGAAGTCGAGTACGAGGAAGACGCCGAGGGAAACTAATAGAGGCACTTCAGTGGGAACTCGAATGGGGTCCGTATGTTTCTAAGCTAAGTCTTGCGGGAGCAAGTAAAATCCCAGCTTTCGAGCGAAGACCTGATGTGCACGAAGATTTAATAGAGATCCATGACGCGTTTTGGGTGTTATCATC